CCCTTTTTTTTGTCCAAGTTTATATGTGCTTACTGGTTTTTTAACATATCCTGCTTTATCTTTTAAATCTCGGAATGTTTCTTGAAAATCATTTCTTTCTTTTCTTAATATTACATATTCTTCATACCAATCCAAATAGTATGGATCACTGGGTCTTTTAGGTCTTGTTTTATAATGTGCATCAAGTCTTTTGTTAAGTTTTTCTAGTTGTTCTTGCTTAAGAATAAATTCTTGTCTTTCTTTTTGTGTTAATTTATTTGGACTTACTTTGGCTGTATCTTTTGCAAATTTATTAAAATATCTAGCATTTAAAAATAGTTGACCATCTCCCATACTCGCAACGGCTCTACCAAATCCAACAGTAATTGAGTTTATTCTTGGTATTTTAAATTTTTTTGCCAATTCATCTACTTCTTTCATAGATTGCTCTACAATAGATAATGCTTCTTCTGATAATTCCATTTTTGTTCTTTTTCTATTAACGCTTTGTGTTCTACTCCAGTTATTTTCAAAGAATTTATCCCCCTTAAACACTTTTTTAAATCTAGTGCCATAAGTATTTATAAAATCTGGTTCTTCAAAAAACTCTTCATATTCTCTTTTAGATAATTTTGCTCTATCATCCAGTGATCTTAGCATAACTGCTTTTTTACCAATTTTAAATGTTTCATGTGTAAATGATGCATCTCTTGGAGAAGACAAAAGGTTTTCTAATGATACTTCTTGTCTGTCTCTTGCTTGTCTTGGTTTAGGAGTTATTGTGGTGTCATCTGTTACCACATCTTCTGGTGAAACATAAACAATTACACACCTACAGTTGATCACATTACTTGCCCCACCTCTTGGATCACCAGCATATCCCATTGCTCTACCACCCACTGTAAAATCCTCATCCATTGGTACTGTTTGTCCACTTGCTTGAGCATGAGTTGTTCTTGTTCGTGGATCATTCGTAGCAGTCCATCTCTTTTGCATATCTGGTATGTTAAGACTTCTAGCAACCCTGTCATTTGCAAATGAGGCGGCGTTATGAGTTTCTGTTCTTGCTATGGTAGCACTTCTGTATCTATTAAGAGAGTCAAAAGGTTGTCCTTTTTGTCTTATCTCTCGTGCAATAACAGATACCCCTTCGTCTTTATTAGCATTTATGACTCTTTGAATTATACCTCTCGTTGCTCTTTTGATCCCAACTACTCTTTCTGCACCAACTGATCTAACATAATCTTCATATATTTGTTCAAATTGTGTGTCTTGTTTTTGTAAATTTCTTAGCTGTCTTTCGCCAAATGCATTAATTACTTGTCTATAATGACTTTGTAATATTGATTGTAATCTAGTATCTCGTGTTAGAACTGGTGTAAATGGTAGGTCTTGTTCGTATAAGTCAGCCACATCATTGTATATTTGTTTGAAATATCCCTGAACTTGTCTTCTAAGTTTTCTTTCGTAGGATTTTCTAAGTCTATTTTGTTCAGTAAACTCTTTGCCAACATTAATTCTCTTGCCACCGATTTGGACAATCTGCTTTGTTTTGAGTTTGTGTCGCAACTACTCTTTGCCTTTTGGTCTGTATAATGGATGATCTCTTGGTAATAAATCTCTGTCAAATTGTCCACTTCTGAATCTGCCAGTTCTTACTGCAAAAAGGAAGGCATTTACTCTGGCAATTGCCCACTGATCAGAGCCTACAACATTTCTTCTTACTGATTCTGGGTTAGTTCTGTATGCACCTACTCCTCTTCTGAATACAGCACTAAGCATTCTAAGTGTTACTCTTTTGCCTTTTTTATCACCATGCTTATCGTTGTGTTCTTTTATTTTGCCTTCTAATGTCTTTTTGATTTTGCCAGAAACTTCTTGCTTTTCTTCACATTCCATACAACAGGCTTTTTCTATTTCCTTTTTGATTTGATCTCTTTTTTTAGATGCCCATGTTTGACCAGCATCTCCACCCCACAATGCCCATGCTATTCTACCAGCACTTGGGTATCCATCTTCTCCCCTTTTAAATCCTTCTGCTTGTTTGTCTACTTCGTGTCTTGCAAAAAAACTATGCATCCTTAATACTGTTCGTGGTGACAGCTTTTCTTTTCGTACTATTTGATTTGCTCTAGCCACACCTACAGCAGTACCACCCCTATTGAATTCTTTTCGCCACTCAAGACCTCTTCGTGCTTCTGTGACCATACTATCTGTTGGTGTTGTATCTATATCCTCAATAGATTTATCTTGACCAGTAACTCTTAAATAAATGGAATGTGATCTACATGGCATATAGATATTGCCATCTGGTGTTCTAAGTGTGTGTGTGCCTTCACATCCCAACTCTTCTGCTCTGTCGTTTGCTTCTGATACCGATTCAAATATATCTTCACCTTCTCCCATTCGTGGGTCTTGTTGTACAAGATATTCTGGATCAGCAGTGTGATATTTTAAATCCCTTCCTGTCAACCTAGTGTAATCTCTATGACTTGCACAAGGCATATATACTCTACCATCATCACCATCATGAAAATGTGTACCTTCACAACCAATGACACTGGCTCTTTCTTCTGCTTCTTCTTCAGTTGTAAAAACATCTCTTCGCAGTTCTTGTTTTAGGTCTTCCCCTGTTAGCCTTCTGTAGTCTCTATGGGATGCACATGGCATATAAACCCTTCTACCATCAGCATCATGAAAATGTGTGCCAGAACATCCTATTTCCTCTGCTCTTTGCTCTGCTTCTTGTCTGGTGGTAAACACATCTTTTCTTATTTCTCTTTTCATATCATAGGTAACTTCTGCTTCTTTGTCAGGGTCTGGTGTTCTATCTTCTAAATCGCTGTTCTCTGGTTCACCTAATGGAAAGAGATTTGCAGATATATAAACTTCATCACCACCAGTGATCGGCTCTAACCCTAATCTCTCTCTAGCTTCGTTTCTTGATATAATTCCTTCTCTTACTGCACCAGTTACATTCTCATATATTCTTCTTCTTCTTTCTGCCATTGCTGGAATAGAATCAATATCATATTGTATTCTAAGTCTTTCTCCATATGCTGGTGCTAGATACTCGTTAAGATCAGACTCTACTCTTTTAATCAGAGGTATAATTGTTTCTTCATACAGTGCTAGTCTTGCTTCTTGCACATTGGAATATGTTTGTGCATCAGGTATCCCAACCAATTGACTTGGTACACCAAAACACATTGCTATGTCTCTAGCACTCATGTTCTTTAATTGTAAGAAATCCATGTCTTTGGGAGACAAACCCATTTCTTTCCAGTCAAAATCACCCTCTAATAACATGGCTCTACCACTGTTGTCTGTGCCTTGGAATCTTAATTCTAGGTCTGATATAAGTTGTTGTCTTTGAGACTCTGTTAATTGAACCGATTGTCCTACTTCATCTTTTGGTTTGAATACAATAGCACCACTTGGTCTTGCACCATTCATCAAAAGATTTACATTGTGTTTTGCAGAATAGTTGTGCTGATCTATGTCAACTGATGATGCTCTTATTGGTGATAGTCCATAGTAATCATCTGTAGGATTGAACAACTTAAAATGTTTTACCTCACTAAGTCCAGTTTCTGGATCAACAGGATATGTATTAACAACTTTGCCTGACAGTTCATAAAGATAGCTTTTGGGTATTGTGGTATTACTAGGTTCTATCTTTACTCTGTCAGGTCTTAAAAGATGAAGTTCTTTTGGTGGTTGGTTTTCAGCACCAGTTCTAAGCACATAGCTGTTTCCAGATAGTAGTAAAAAACTATATAAAGATTGAAAGAATTCGTTACCAGCTTGTAATGGATTTGGTCTTTTCAATAAATTAATTAAAGGATGATTGTCCAGTTCAATATCTTCGTCAAAGACTTTTAGATGTACACTTGATGCACCATTTGATATTTCGTTGATGCATTTATACACAACAGCATTTTCTTGATAGCCTTCTTGTGCATAATCTATATATGAATCTCTTTTTGGTGTTGAGTAGCCAACATTGTTATATACTGTGACTGGTGCTTGTTTCTTTCTTATTTGAGTTTGTGTTTTGCTAAATATTTTTTTTATATCATCAAATATACTCATTAACTTATTCTCCAAAGTGCCTTCCTTGTGGATTGGCTTAGTTCTGTCAATGCCCACACTAAGGCATCCAATCTATCTGGAGATTTGCTAGACTCTCCGTTAAAAGAACACATCTGGTCTTCTAGTTGTGGAAAAATATCTGCATGACACACTCTATCTTGTTCATACAAAGCAGATATGGGTTCTGCTCTTAACATTTTTCCTCTCGTTGCAGTGACTGATTTATATGGAATGTTTCTATCTATCGTTCTAAGTAATCGTTCCACTAAGTCACCACCATTGTTTGTTTCTGCTACAATTAAGTTTGCATTATAGCGATAATATTCTTCTATGGCTAGTCTTCCCCAACCATCAGGTGTAAACTTACCACTTTTATCTGACAAAATAAAGTATTTATCGTTTTCTCCTATACCAGCCACTATAATTCCAGTCTCATCAGATGTAGCATTCTTTGTTACCGCTGGATCAATAGCTATTACAATCCTTCGCATCTCTGGTATATCTTCTTTCTTGACCCTGATTTTTTCTAGTTGGAAATGTGACCACAATGCACCTTCTACATCTTCTAATATTTCTGCATAAAGTTCTTGTCTACCTAATCGTGTGCCTTCGTATAAATCCTTAAATTGTTCTAGTGCTGAGTCTGCCAGATTATTTTGATTCTCAAATGTGTTACCCTGTGTCACTATGACATCTTTGTTTTTTCGTTCATATAGCTTTCTAACTAAAGATGTTGGTCTTGGTGTTGTTGTGATTACTACTTGTGGGTTTTCACCGAGCCTTAAACCAAACAACAATTGATCATATGCATCTGGATATCGCCAAGCGGCTAACTCGTCACACCATGCCCTGTGGTATTGACTACCTCTTAGTCTATCTGGTTCACTGGCACTAAATCCCATAATCTTTGATCCATTGTACAGTGTGATCTCACTTGTGGTTCTGTTGTATGATTTCGGTGTACCATCAGCATAACATTGTGGTGGTATTTGTTTTACGATTCCTGATACACCTTCAAAGCAGACTCTTCTTAGATCACCACTTGTTGGGGCAATCACTGCACACATAGAATCAGGATTTCTTAATGCATATAAGACAATATCAGATGCACCAGTTCTTGTTTTACCCCAACCTCTACCAGCAAGTATAAGCCATACATTCCAATCGCCTGTGGGTGTTAATTGTTTGTCTCGTGCTGTAAGTAACCAGTTATTGTAGAACTCTATCGTCTTTTTTTGACTTATGTTCTGCAAGTTTGTCCAGTTCTTCCATAATTTGTCTGAAGTTGTCTGGTGCTTTAACATCTATCTTTAGTCCATCTCCAGTGTGTTCTGTTTCTATCTTATCTTTCCAACCAGCACGATTTTTTAGGAAGAATACCATTGCCCCTAGATTGCCTTCTTTTGCTGATGTGAACAGCGCATTGGTAATTTGTTCTATACCTTTATCTTTTCCCCTTTTTATAGACTCTGAAAACTCTGGATAGTCATTGATTTTTTCATACAGTGTTGACTCTCCTATGCCCAATACACTGGCTATCTGATTCATAGTAAGACCCTGTGCAGATAAGGACTCTGCTTTCTTACATAATTCTGATGTTATTTCTATTTTTGGTCTTCCTGTTTTCTTCATAATTTATTTATATCACCAGTTACCTACATTTTCAAACAATGTTTTTTGATAATAAATATCTAGGTCTTTACACACATAATGTTTTGCTTGACCTTTAGGATAAGGTAATTTTTTATGTATCATATCTTGTTTCATAATTTTAACTTCTTTTTTTGATCCTAATAAATAGATATACCTTAATGTATTTTTAAGTTTTTCTTTTCTGACAATTTTACCTTTTGTATGTATGCCCCTTCTAATATCAAAAGTTGATCCATCTTCAAAATAGTACCTATGTTTTGTTGTGCTTTTACCAATAAATATCCAGTTGGTGGCTTGGTAAATAAATCCATAATGATTATGGTTTGGATCAGCATATGAAACAATCGCTGTTGGTTTTGGTAATTTTTTTAAACAAGAACTTACAAAAAAAGATAATATATTTTTTTGTGGCAAAGTATTTATAACCAACCTATTAAGTTCCAAGGTTGTTACTTGTATCCTTTTAAACAAACATTTTCCATTGTTGTAGTTCATGTTCGGCGGATATCCGAAAGAACATATTCCCAGTATTTTTTCTTTATCTGTTAAACCAAATAAATAAGATATAGGTGCTTTTCTTCGTGCATAATGCTTTTCTAACAACCATCTATCGGCTTCATGGTTTTGCAATCTCACTACTTTGTACTGTTCTTTTATTGAGTTTTCTGCCATAGCTTTGATTTTATCTCCATGTTACAAGAAATAAATGTCTCTTAATAGAGCATTTTTTTTTCTTATTGTTTAAAAGGGTAGGCTTTATTGCTTACCCTTTTTTCTAATGTATCCCTAATAATATCTGCCATTGATACTTCTTTACCTAATCTTTTAGACATAATGTGTGCTTGTTTAGATAAATGCTCTTTCATTGTCACTGGTAAAACAATGTTGAGAGTTGTATAAGGTACTTTTAATTTATAAGGTCTAGGCATTGTTATACCATTGTTGTTGAGGGTTAGTATCCTCTGTAACTACTTCTTTATAGATTCGTTCTTGCAAATCAAACTCAAAGAAACATTCGCCTATATTACCATAGACACCTTGCTCTCTTA